GGACAACTAAACTATGAATATAGAAAAACAAGTAGTATCACTAGAACTAGCTAAAGAGCTTAAAGAAGCTGGGTATCCGCAGGAGAGTTTGTTTTATCATGTGGCGTTTGCAAGTGGAAAAGACAACTTAATTGTTCAAGATCCTAGATGTATGGAGAATTTTGACCATGAGGAGTTTGAGATTTACTCAGCTCCCACTGTAGCAGAGTTAGGTGAGGCGTTGCCAGAAGATATTGAAGTTCAAGAAGATGGATATTTTCTAAGGATTGATAAGTACATGAATGAATGGACTGTTGGATTTTCTAGAGGAGCTAATTTATATTTTCCCCATAAAGACAAATCAGAAGCCAATGCCAGAGCGTTGATGTTATTATATTTAGCAAAAGAAGGTATAATTAAACTCAATGAACTATAGTTACATTCACGAAAAAGTAAGAAAAGAATGGGGTAAAGCAGACCACTGTGAATTATGTGGTAAGACTGATAAAAAAAGATATTGTTGGTCAAACAAAACACACACATACAAGTTTAGAAGATCATCTTGGTGGCAACTATGTACTGGATGCCATAGAAAATATGATCTTAAGAGATTTAATATAACTGTTTGGAATAAAGGAATTAAAAAGGATAGAACAAGAATGTGTCCATATTGCAAGAAAACATTTAGTGCTAATAGAAAGGCTCAAGTTTATTGCGGAGTGTCTTGTTCAAATAAAGTTAATGGTAATAAACCTAAAAAGCTATATCTAAAGAAAGAAGGCTTACTATGAAATCAAATAAGAGTGTAGAGTGGGTTGAGGAGCAATGTCAAGCTAGGTGGGTTGAGAGAGATAGGTTTAGAGTAATGTGTGGTCATCCTATGCCATGTCCAAAACACTCTGATAGGGAAGAATATATACAAAACTTAATAGACAAAGCAGTAGAGGCAGAAAGAGAGAGGTTTTTGAAGATGTCAAGAAAAGTAATGAATGGACTTATTACTGAAAATGTTAAAGATGTTGAAGCTAGTGATTTAAAAAACACTGATTCAAGATTAACATATCTATTGGGATTAAATGATTCTGCTGAAGATTATGAAGAAGAACTAAGAAACAAACTAACAAAGGAGAAATGAATAAAACAAAATATGATAAATAATGAAACACTAACCGAAGAATACAATAAAGCTAAAGAAGTGACCACTAATGAAGACCTTATAATTGAAATGTTAACAGAAACATTCGGAGCTAAAGAGGTGAATGATTGGCTAGCTAGTAGAGCAGAAAAGGCCAGAGATTGGACTGATGAAGATGAGATTGAATTTCAAGTAAGTCATATAGGGGCAATGTGAGACTGACTAGAAAGCCTAAAACCTGTAAGGATTGTAGTGAGGAGTTCTTGGGAGGAGCAACCGCACTCTATTGCTATGACTGTAAGAATAAGCGAGTTAATAAAAACAAATCAAAATATAATAAAAAGAGAAATCAAGAGAGGAAGAAGTGACTATTACACGACACAAGAAAAACGGGATATTAATAGAATTTAATAATGGATTGAAATTATCCACTATTTGGGGGTATCTTAATTACTGTGAAAATAATGACAATCCATCAAGTGATGGACTAGGATTTGGTGTTCAGAAAGATGGTAGTAAAGACGTTGAATTCATGTTTACTGCTGGAGATAGTGAAACTATTAAAAAACTATGCAAGAGGTTTGGAAGTGATGAAAACCTAAGTGGCTATGTCCCACTAGAGAAGTGGTTAGAAATGCTCTCTTATATACAAAAAATAGATAAGCCAGAGCTAGAGCATGAGATTGAGAAGTTAAACACAAATATTCGTAAATATAATGAAGGCAAGGCTAATGAGTTGTATAGGGTAAAACCAACAATAGACAATGTTGATAACCTTTGGTGGAGATCAAACAAAGCTAGAGATAAAATAAACGAAATAATTGACCATATAAATAAGGAAAGTAAATGACTAAATGGAAAGACATCCCAGAATACGAGAATAGATATCAAGTTAGTAGTGATGGGCAGGTAAGAAGTAAGACAAGATATGCCACAGCATTTGGAGACAAGAAGCTCATTAAAGGTCGAGCATTAAAGGTGAAATCAATACGAAAAGATGGTTGTATAATATATGGATTGTTTGGAAACAATGGAAGATCTAAGAGTATCAATGTAACTAATTTAGTAAAAGAACTATGGAAACAGTAGACAAACTTGACTAAAAATGATAGTCTGAACTATGAAGAAAAAACAGAATTATATTTGCACCCCAGAAATAAAACTAAAGAGATCAAACGAGGTCTTTAAAGCTAATCTTCCTAGAAAAGGTGTTGATTATGTCATCATCAAGCGTGTTGGAAGTAATAAAATTACCCTATGTGTGGAGGATTACCCAGAAAAATAAATGATTGTTTACAAAACTGCCCAAAATCACCGAAGTATTCCTCAAGGAACTAGGTTTGTGTTTGTTAGATCAAAACAACTATTTAAGTCAACTAATAACAAATTCATGATAACTAATCAGGAGAGTAGAAGGTTTCCAGGATTAATAGAGATAGACGAAGAGATATTAAAGGAAAAGAAACGTAAAAATAATAAATGGCGTATGAAGTTCTAAGAAAGGAATAATAATGCCAAAACAAAAGAAGATAACAGAAAAGTCATATAAACCAAAGAACTATGCTAAACATAGAGATGCTTGGATAAATGAGCTTGTAGAAGCTAATGTTAATCCTATTTTATATAAACTCTCACAATATCCTATTATTGGAAGACTGTTCTCTATGAATACAGGAGTAACTGTTGAAGTAGAACACTTGAAAGCAACTAAGGGAACTTTAGGCGGTCAAAAGATTGTTGTTACAAACAATGGTGAGACTATTGGAGAGAGAATATTTTGGGTTAAGAAATGAAACAACATATTACTATAGAACAACTAAATAATTTGAGTGATAAGGGTAAGGGGAAGCTTAGGGAGTGGTGGATACCGATTGAGGGAAACATTATTTATGTTGAGAAAAATTGGTTAGGCGATAAAAAGGGGAAAAGTGTTTTGTTTGATGATGTTGAGCAGGGTGACGGCTTATTCTTTTTATATAGCAATATGACTTACTACCCATCTGCTGAATCAATTAATGAGGACAATGTTATTATTTGGCCTCTCCTCTCAATCGGTCAAATGATTGAGTTTTTAAAAGATGAGATTAATTTTAATCTGGATTATTCATCACTTGATGATACATGGGGAGTATTAACCAATGAGTGTGAAGAGGGAAATAAGGAGCTTTGCGACGCACTTTGGGAAGTAGTGAAGAAAGCTTTAGAGTGAAGATTATTATTTTTGCAATATTATTCCTAATATTTGATTCAGTCTTCTTCGGAAGAGATAACACCTTTTTAATAGTGTTTCTAATTGGTTATTCAATACCATCAATAATTAGTTGTGATGAATGATGTGTTATATTGATTTTAATAACAAATAACACAAAAGGAACTATGTCGAAAGGAACGAGTAATCAAACTCCAGACAAAAGTAACTTACGAGGCAAGGGAACCCCCCCTATTAGTAGACAGAAAGCTTATTCAAAAGCAGCCTCTCATTTTCACGAAGCATTACAAACTGCAGTAGATGTCATGAGAACATCTAATAACGATTCAAATCGTATTAGTGCTGCAAAGATGATCATTAATAAGGTTCTTCCAGATCTAAAGGCCTCTGATATTACAACAGATGGTGAATCATTAAGAAAGATTATCTTTAATGTCGACCTTGGAGATTAATCTAAAACCAAACGTAAAACAAAAACTAGCTTATAGACGACTCTTAGATAAAGAAACAAGATTTGTCTTTATGGGTGGTGCTGCTGGTGGCGGTAAGTCATGGTTAGGGGCTGAGTGGATTATTGCAATGAGTTATAAGTATCCAGGGACTAAGTGGTTTATTGGTAGAAAAGAATTAAAACGACTCATGGCCTCCTCAGTAGTTACTTTTTACAAGGTTTTAAAGTGGCACAACATCCCCAAATCAGATTGGAAATTAAACGGACAATATAATTATCTAGAGAACACTACTAACGGTTCTAGAATAGATCTTCTTGATCTTGCCTATAAGCCGACAGATCCAGACTTCGAAAGACTGGGATCTCTTGAATATACAGGTGGCTGGATAGAAGAGGCTGGAGAGATTCACTTCAAAGCCTTTGACGTTCTTAAAACTCGTGTAGGCAGACACGAAAACACAAAATACGGATTATTGCCACCAAAGATATTGGGAACTTTAAATCCAAGCAAGGAGTGGGTTTATAGAATTGTATACAAACCCTGGAAAGAGGGGAGTTTGACATTAGACTATTCCTTCATTCCGGCTTTCTACTACGATAACCCTCACACAGCAGAGGAGTATGGTAAGCAATTAGAAATGATATCTGACCCAGTGACTAGGGCTCGACTCAAAGATGGTAACTGGGATTATGATGATGATGAAAACGCCCTAATCAAATACGAATCTATTTTAGACTTATTTACTAATGTACCGATACCGAACGTAAATTCTTATCTAACAGCTGACATTGCAAGGTATGGGAGTGATAAAACTGTAATTGGTATATGGATGGGATTAGACCTAATTAAAGTAATAGAGATGAAAAAGCTTAATACAGTACAAGTTGCTGAGAAGATTAAAGAGATTATTCATATAAATAGAATACCTCGTAGTCATGTGATAGTTGATGAAGACGGCATAGGTGGTGGTGTAGTGGATCAATTACCAGGAGTAAAAGGTTTTATAGCTAATACCTCACCCATTAAATCACAAGATCCTCAGTTCATGGGAAATGATAAGAAGTTATTCACTCCTAATTACAAGAACCTAAAAACTCAATGCAGTTATATGTTGGCTGATAAGGTGAACAATCATGAGCTTTCTATTAGTGGAGAAGTGTCTGAAGAGATTAAAGAGTTTATTGTTCAAGAACTACAGCAGATTAAAAGGAAGATTACTCCAGATGATAGCAAGCTGCAGTTAGTTCCCAAGCAGGATATTAAAGACGCTATAGGAAGATCCCCAGATTATTCTGACATGATGATGATGAGGATGGCTTTCGATGTTAAAAAAGAGAAGGTGTTTAGACCACCACCACTAAATGAAATAAATCAACAAGACTTTGGTGGAGTTAATTTTGATTTTTAAATAACTGGACAGTAATTTGTTTTATGTTACATTCGGATTAGTTATAACTAACCCAAGAGTATCACAATGATAAATAAGAACGATCTTCAATATATTATCTCTACAGCCAAAGACGAGGGCTATGAATTCCAAGAACGACGTAGGTCTGATTGGAGAGAAAACTATTCCCTATACAGAGATAAAGTAACTATAAACAGACTAACTCAAAGACAATCTGTAAACATTCCCATGATGAAAGGTGTTATTAGAACCCTTTTGTCTAAGGTTAATGATATGCCTGTTCTAGAGTTTGACAACTTAGATAATGATAAACAAAAAGAGCTTTTCTTTAACGAAGTATGGCAAATAACATCAGAAGAGAACAGACTTAAGTTAAAAGACTTAGTTGATAAGAAGCAAGTTATGCTTTATGGACGGTCATTTAAGAAACTTAATGTTGTTAATGGTAGGTTTGTAGTTGATATTATTGATCCTCATGACATGTTAGTTAGTAGGTTTATGGATCCAACAGATATTGATAGCTCTGACTATGTGATTCAACAGCACATCTTTTCAACATTTGCAGATGTTAAAGAAAACTCTATGTATGATAAAAAAGTAGTTAGAGAATTGGAAGACTATTTTGAATCAGAACAGGGATTAATTAAGTCAGTAGAAAACACCGAGTCTTTGAGAGAAAAGAATGATCGTCTTAGAGATATGGGGCTAGATGATGTAGATAATCCAGTATTAGGACAAACAGTTGTTGAGCTTAATGAGGTGTTTATAAAGACATGGAATGAAGAAACTGAAAGAGAAGAAATTATATTTGCAGTCACAGGTGAAGGTTTGGTTTTATATGCTGAGTGGCTTAATGAGGTAATTGGCGAGACAGTAGATGATTTCTGGGCTACACACTACCCATTTGAATCATGGACAGATGACATTGAGAACACAGATTTTTGGAGTGATGGTGTGGCAGATACTCTTAGAACGCCAAATAAAGTTGTTAATAGTTGGTTTTCACAGATGGTAGAGAATAGAACTCTTCGTAACTTTGGAATGAATTACTATGATTCTAATCAATCTGGAGAAGATGCTCCATTCGTTCCTCAAACATACTCACCAAGACCTTGGGGCTGGTATCCAGTGCCAGGTAATCCAAACGATAAGATTAAGAATGTAGAAGTGCCAGCATTACACGGAAACTTAGAAGATCTTAATTTTGTAATTGGAATGGGTGAAAAGGCAAGTGCAGCAACTGCTATCGCTCAAGGAGTTACAGAACAGAGGAGAATTACTTTAGGAGAGGTTGAGTTATTAGCTGGAAATGCCAACGAACGTATTCAATCTATGAGTACCTACTACATCGATTCATGGAAGGCATTCGGTCATAAATATATTAAAATGGTTGAGGCGGTTGGAGATGAGTTAGATTCTTATAAAATCTTTAAAAAAGGTTTCAAAGGTAACATCTTTAAGAAGGAAGTTGAGCCAAGTGATTGGGCAGCTAAAGAAGGTTATGGAGTTAGAGTAATTTCAGCGACTGATAAGTCACAACAAGACCTAGAAGAAATACAAAAACTAAACGCAGCTAAACAATTGATGGTTGGTAATTCTGCCCTAGATAAATTATTTAAAAGAAGAATGCTTGATACTAGTGGATTATCACCAGATGAAATCAAGGAAGTCATGGCAGTGGAAGAAGATAGATTAAAAGCAATTGAACAACAGCAAACAATAATGCCAGGGATGGGACAGGGAGCAGGGCCAACAGCACCACCAGCTTTGCCAGCACCCCAAACCCCAGTCTCAGCATAAAGGAAAAGTATGAATAAGCTTAATTTGAGTATGGATAAAATGCTCAGCTCAATGGGTCTTAAATATGACGACCTCTCAAGTGATGAGAAGGAAACATATTACCAGATGTTAGAGGTGTCTGAAAAGAAAGCCCTTTCTTCCGAAGAGATGAAGAATTATATTCAAGTAATGATTAGGTCAGTTGAAGCTGAACTTGTTGACACTAAAGAGAAGAGTAGAAAATCAATTTTCTTAAAAGCTAGATTAAAGAACTACATCCTACTGGAGTCATTTTTATTAGGCCCAGATAGAGCTAAGAAGTCTCTTGAGAAGTATGTGGGTACTCTGAAAACAGTATGATATATTCGAATTATTAAGTAGTAAAAAAGGAAATTATGAAATTACCACAAAAAGCACAAGAGGCCTTAGACAAGGTTTTAGCTAAAAATCCAGCAGTTTTAAGAACTATGGAAATTGCTTTTCTAAGAGCAAGACAAGAATACCTCTCTGATGAACAGAAGAAGAAGTTTTCTAGTGTTTTAGTTAAGGAAAAGAAAGTAGCTAAAAAATCTAAGAAGTCAGTTAAAAAAGCTAAATAATAAATAGTAACCAAACCCAGAAAGGACGGTTATATGAATACTCCAGATGTTCGGGAAAAACCCGAAGTTGATTTAAATGAGCTTGATGAGCTTAAAGGTCAAGAAGAAGAAACCTCAGAAGAATTAGAAGAGGAGAACCTCTCTGAAATAGAAGAGGATAATTCTGATGATGTAGTTGAGGAGGAAGAAGAAACCCCACCTAAACCAGATGTAGATTACAAAGAGAAGTTTGCTAATTCTACTCGTGAGGCTCAAGTGTTAGCTGAACAGAAGAAGAAGTTAGAGGAGCAACTAACAGAGCTTACTAAACCTAAAGTAATCAATGATGACTACATGAAGGATAGATATCCTGATTGGGAAGATATGACCGACATGGAAAAACGCTTCATGAAGAAGCAAGAGGTGTTAGATCAAAAGTTTGCTGATTTGAATAAAAAGACTAATGAGTTTAACAATGATAGAAAATGGAGAACTAAGACGCAAGAGTTTGCATCATCTCCAGAAAACATAGATAAGTACCCAGCTTTAAAGAGTCAAGAAGCTGAGTTTATAAAGTTCTCTAACAAACCAAGTCGCAAGGGTTTAGACATGGATACTCTAGCTAAGGTATTTAGTTTCGAAGCTGGCGTAGAAGTAAAACCAAAGAAAAAGAAAACTCTCTTCAGTAGGTCAAGTGGCCCTGGTAAAAAACCAGTGAAGAAAGGTTACTCAGCTGAAGAGGTTAAAAAAATTAGAACTAATAGTCCACGAAAATATAATGAGCTAGTGAGAACTGGCAAAATTAAAATTGATCTATAAGTTATAGATAAGAGGCACGTCAGTACCCCCATTTAGGGGGTATTTGACTTTCAGTGGCTATTTGCTACATTCAGACTAGTCAAGCCTAACTTCTAAAGAAACAGAAACGGCCTAAGCAAAGTATAAAGTAGTATTTCAGGAGAAATATTATGGCAGATTACGCCACAAAACTAGCTGAGGGCTTTTCACAAAAAGTGGTTTCCCTCTTCTTTGAGCGATCTTTAGTCATGGATGTAACAAACCAAGACTACGAAGGTGAAGTCAAAGATAAGTTGAGTAAACTCAACATTTTAACTTTCGAAGCATTAGCTTTGAAAAACTACACAGGTGCCGACATGACTGCCGACGACCCACAAGAAAGTGTAGGAGTATTAAATACAGATCAACAGAAGGCTTATTACTTCAAGATCAAATCCCTTTCAAAATTCCACTCTTGGATTAAAAATCCAGAAGGAACTCTTTTGGACAACACAGCAAAAAGCTTAAAACAAACTATGGACGCTTTCGTTTTAGCTATGCATAGTGATGTTGCTGCAGGTCACAGACTTGGAACAGATTACATAACAGGTACAGTTGCGGTTGCAGCTACAACCGGTGTTGTAACTGGATCAGGTACAACCTTCACAGCTGATATGGTTGGTAAAGGATTTAAAGCAGATGGTCACAGCGAATGGTACAGAGTTGCTACTTACACAAGTGGTACTAGTATCACTATTGAAGATGACAAAGATGATGTCACTTCCGCTTACACTGGTGGAGCTATCTCCGCAACTGCTACCTACATCGTTGAAGCTAACACCGCAGTGACTTTGACCAAAACTAACGTTTATGGTTATATCGCTCAATTAGGTGAGAAGCTTGATGAAGCTGAAATTCCAGCAGAAGATCGTTGTTTAGTTATCCCTCCAAAGGTTCACACACTTTTGGTACAGGCTGACGAACTCATCCCTGCAGTAAGTGAAGCTTACCAAGAGGTAATTAAAAAAGGTTATGTTGGAGATGTAGCAGGATTCAAAGTCTACAAATCTAACCAAGTTGATGGTGATAATGTCGATGGATTCAATATCCTCGGATTACATAAATCTTGGAACACCTTTGCTATGGGATATGTTGAGACTGGTATCGAAGACTTAATTGGTAACTTCGGCCAAGCTTACAAAGGTCTTACTATCTACGGTGCTAAAGTCGTAGACGAACGTCGTAAGGCTGCTGCCCTAATCTTGGGAATAGTATAAAGTTAATTCTTAGTAGGGGGGTTTAATCGCCCCCCACTAGGCAGAAAGTAATACAATGGCTGCAACAGTTTTAATTCGCAGACTCACAGGGTCAGGCCCAACAGCAACAGATATCACAGGTATCAACACTCGTGCTAACGCCGAAGATGCCCATACAACCGCTGGTACATCCAACCCCGTTCGTATTCCTGCCGCTGGTACAAATTACTCATATTGGGTTGTTACCCGCTTAGACGCAACAGTTACCCCAACAGGTACTATCAATAACCTTAAATGGTACAGTGATGGTGCTAATGGATTCGGTACAGGTGTTACTTGTAAAGGTAATACTGCTACTGGTTATGTTCAAGCAACAGGTACAGCTGGAGAAACAGGCGATATTTTAAACACCACTAACTATGCAACCCTAGCAGGTGCACCAGTTGACGTGTTTACTCACACATCTGCTTCACCTAAATCAGTCACAGGATCTGTTTCAAATCCCACTACTGGTGAATTTGGAGATAGATTTGTATACCAGATAGAGGTCGACTCTACTGCTAGCCCAGGGGCTACAGGATCAGAGACCTTTACATACAGATACGACGAAACATAAACATTAATTAAAAAAAGGAGCAATACAATGCTTATTAATTGGAGAGTCACCTACAATAATGGTGACAAATTTAAACAATACAATGATATTAACGACCCAGAAAACACTGAAAACAAGTATAAAGACATTGATAGAAGCAATATCAACTTATTTGCTTTATACGCTGATAATAACCTTCTTTTATGTTATCACTTTGATGGCAATAAACGTCTTATCTATAGGCGTAGAGTTTACAAAAGACCTGGTTTACAAGATGTTGTCACCTACCTCGTTGGATGGCAAGAAAACATTAGAGGTAAAAACGTACAATCAATTAGCGTCTTATTCCCAGATGGACACATCGAGATTATTGACAGGTGGCAAGAAAACATGTTGTTTGATGCCCCAGAGCCAATTTCCGGAGAAGATTGGGAATAGAAGGGTTTTATCATGAGTTTACCTACTCATAGTTTAGACCTAGAAAAAAGTAGCTCTCAATATGCGTCAATAACAGATGCTAGTCAAACCGGCCTAGATTTAAGCGGAGATTTCACTATTGAGGCTTGGATTAAGACAGAAGATGATTCAGCTTCATTATGTATAGCTTCTAAATATGATAGAAATTCTCTTAGATCTTATAGACTTTTTATTGATACTGGCTCAGCTTTCAATATTGATGTCTCTGATGATGGCAGTTCAGACACTGGACATTTAATTAGACTAAAAGCGGAGACTATCGTTTCAGTCCCAGGAGAGTGGCAACACATTGCAGTTACTTTTGATATTTCCACAGAGACAGCTGTTTTTTATTTAAATGGTATTCAATATTCAAGTACCTTGGAAATAGGAACTACTCTAGGAGCAGCTCTTTATGATACTAGCACTGATTTTGCTATTGGAACTAATTTTAATAGTGGAGTAGATCTCCCGTTTGATGGATTAATTACTAATTTAGCAGTATTTTCAGACATTAGAACACAAAGTGAAGTTTTATCAGATATGTATGATGAATCACTATCAGATATTAACTTAGTTGGATATTGGAAATTAGATAATGATTATACAGATGAAACAACAAATGGTAATGATCTAACATCATCAGGATCACCCACATTTTCAACAAATACTCCTTGGACAAAGATAATTTTTGAGGACTATTTCACGGAGGGAGGGAACCCTGATTTAGAAAATCACACTCCTGATATTGGTAATAGTTGGACAAAAATAGAAACCATTAACAGTGGTGGTTTAATTGCTTATGGAGCTCTAAATCAATTAAGATCAAATGGAACTGGTACTAGTAAAGGATCACTATATACAGCAGATATTACATATCCAAACAATTATTATGCTAGTATGACCATGACTTATGGTGATAGTGCTGATGACACAAATACTATAGCGGTTAGAATTCAAGACGAAGATAATTATTATGCAGTAAGATTTAATACTCAAGTTTTTCAACTATATAAAGTTGTTGGTGGAACAGCCACAGCCCTTGGATCAGCTCAAGGAGCAGTAGCTTCTAACGGGGACACTATTAAACTCGAAATAGATGGTACTACCTTAACAGCATACATTAATGGAAGTTCTCAACAATCTGAGACAGTTACAGATCACTCAAGTGCTGGTAAAGCTGGTGTTGGTATGGGAGCTAATGTTGTGGTTACAGATGATCAAAGTGCTCAGCAGTTAGATGACTTTAGAGTAGAGGCCTTAGTTGATCCAAATGCCACTGGTGGTGATATTAGTTATGATGGTGATGATATTATTCACACTTTTAATAGTGGTGGTACTTTTACCCCAGATCAATCTCTATCTGTAGACTATATAGTAGTTGCTGGCGGTGGATCAGGAGGCTCTGAGGGTGTAGCATCTAGAGGGTCTGGTGGTGGCGGTGCTGGTGGATATAGACCAGGAACTAGTCACTCAGTCACAGCTATAAACTATACAATCACTGTGGGTAATGGAGGAACTGCTCCAACTGGTGATAATGTTGGTGATGATGGTGATGATTCAGTTTTTGATTCGATAACTTCTACAGGTGGTGGCGGTGGAGGACAAAGAATAACCGATGGTAGAGACGGTGGCTCTGGTGGTGGTGCCAATGATCAAAGATCTGGAGGTGCAGCTTTACCAGTAACCTCACCAGTTCAGGGGTATGCTGGACAATCTCATACTAACTTTGGTGGTGGTTCTGGTGGTGGTGGTGCAAGCGAAACCCCAACTGCAGGGTCTGGTAGTGATGGTGGTGATGGTGGTGATGGTATATCAAATTCAATTAGTGGAACAGCTACATATTATTCTGGTGGCGGTGGTGGTGGTGCTTATTCAACTGGAGCATCAAGTTCTGGAGGTTTAGGTGGTGGAGGAAATGGTGGTGGTGATAATCACGCTACAGAACCACAGGACGGAACAGCAAACACAGGTGGTGGTGGTGGTGGTGCTTATGATTCAACCGGAACTGGCGGAGACGGTGGAAGTGGTATTGTTATCATTAGATATGAACATCAATCTCCAACCTCACAAGTAACTAAAACTCACACAACTGATTCTTACTTAGAAAGCGGAGCAGTAGAAAAAACTCATACTACTGATTCACACTTAGTTGATAGAAATACGCTTACCCATACAACTGATTCTTATTTGCAATCACAAGAGATAGTTGTTCACACAACAGATTCTTTATTAAAAGATCAAGTTGAATTAAATCAAGATACAGATTCTTATCTACAGTCACAAATAGAAAAAACTCATACTACTGATTCCTATTTAATAGCTGAATTTGAGATAACTCATGACGCAGACTCTTACTTACAAGGCAGAATTACTTTAGCTAATACAACCGATTCTTATTTAGATCAAAGTGGATTTTTAACCCACACAACAGATTCAACTCTACAAAGGGAAGTCGAGTTTACCCACACAACTGATTCTTACATGTCTACAGTTGCACAAGTGGAAAAGACTCATGATGCAGATTCTTATCTCCAAGCCGAGAAGTTTAAAGCTCATAGCACAGACTCTTACTTACAAGGAAGAGTAGAAATAACTCACAATACTGACTCTTATTTATCTGGAACTAAAGAGGTTGCTCATTCAACAGACTCTTTTATTCAAATAATAAACGATATACAACACACAACTGACTCTTTATTATTTGAAGAGATTGAAAATACCCACACAACAGACTCTTATGTTAATTATCTTATACTTAAACAACATTCTACTGATACATTCACATTAGGATCAATCTTTGTGGCTCATACAACAGATGCCATCTTATCTGAGAATGAGAATGATACATATTTATACACAGAACAAGGAACAACTTATACTTATAAATACACTAAAAAGGGAACTACCTACAAAACAATGTACTAGTTAAAAGACTATGCCAGGAGAATATCAAATTAAATCATTTAGGGGCGGAAAATCTGAATACACTGATAAAGGTGTTTCTGGTTCTTTTAAAAGTGGTTCAAACCTCAACATTAGAACTGAAACAGATGTTTTACAAGCTAACCAAGCCTTAAAAGATGATGACGGTGGAATTGTTACTGACCTAATCAAATTCTGGGTAAAGGGCACAGATGGTCACATGTACGGATTTGGTGACACTGGAAAGATTTATCAAAGAAACTCTAGCACAGGGGTGTATTCTCTCAAGTATACTGACCCTGATGGCGAGATACGTGGAGCTAGTATGTGGTTTAATCCAACAACTAACTATATTTATTGGTCTACATCAACAAAACTGCACAGAAAAGAACTTCCTGGGTTATCTAATTGGACTGATGTCGATGCAGACGCTTCTTGGCCTAAAATAAATCTAAGTTCTACTGATTACCACACTATGGCTCAAGCTAACGGGTCATTAATGATTTGTAATAAGGATTTTTTAGCTATGGTTGGGTATGATGATTCATACACTAACGAGGCTTTAAACTTATTTCCTGGTTTAACCTCTAAAACACTCATTGAAAGAAATAACCAAGTTATTATTGGAGCTGGTGACGATGATAGCCAATCTTATTTGTTCACATGGGAGCAGACAGCTCTTAGTTGGATAAATAAACATAAAATCCCAGTTAAAAATATCAATGCTATTGCAGACGCCGAAATTCTCACGATGCATGGCGGTGATGATAAGCTTTACTTTACTAATATGGTGGATAACATGCCAATTATGACAATGGATGGTGAAGTTAATCCTAACGGAGTCGCAGAAGATGAGGGCCTAGCTTTATACGGTGTTTATGGCGGTGACAACACCGGTGTGTGGAGTTACGGAAGAAAACGAAGAAACGGTGTATATGCTCTTAATCTTGAGTATGGAGTTACAGCAGATGAGATAGGAGCTATATATAAACTCGGGGAAGACCTCTTAGTTTCATTCAAAAACGGCTCTGATTATGGAGTTCTACACATTGATACATCAAATAAAGCCGATGCAGAATATATCTCACTAGATTTAAAGAGTCCTCACAAATATGCTCAGATTACTAACTGGGAGAAGGTGGATTTAATCACTGATGCAATACCAACTGATTGTGGGATTGAAGTTCAATATAGAACTGATAGAAATACTGGTAGTTGGATAGCTGCTCAAACAGCTGATGGAAGCACAGAAGTAACAGAGGGTATCAATCCAACATTCTTTATTAATTCTAATGGGAAAATAATAGAAGTTAAAATAAAACTTAATGTAAGTGGTAATACCACACCAACAATACACGAATGGTATCTCTCATTTAATTAAAAATGTCAAACATACTAACACCAGAAACCATCCAAGAACAGCCATTACCAACTACCACGGTGAGTGGGACTATTGCCCAATATGAGGATAAATCCACTAAGTCTGTTTTTGTGCCAGATGGTCAAAAAGATATAACATATCCTACTCAAACTATAGCAAACAACGTCATAGCTGATTCAATTGACAGCCAATCTCGTAGAATATTGGCTGATTATGAGTTTGGGCAGTATGGAGGTATTCAGGTGGGAAAGTATGTAAATGGAAGTAGTGGAGATATTAGAATTTCACCTAATGGAATGTTGGGACGTAATTCAGATGGAGACACCACTTTTAGTATAGATGGTACGACCGGAGACGCTTCTTTCGCTGGAACTATTTCCGCTGGTTCAGTTATTGCTGGTAAAACAGAGATAGGAGACGATGGTAATGTTTATATAGATGGTGCTAATAATAGAATTATAGTTAGTGATGGGACTGATGACAGAGTTTTAATGGGTAAACTAGTCGGAGGTTTCTAATGGGAGATTACGGGTTCAAAGTTTCTAAATCTGGATTTGATGTTACTACAGCAGGAGATAAAGACCTAGCTTTTAGTTCTTCCTTTAATACTTTCAAGATTGGTGATCCACAGAAAGGTAGCTGGACTGTTGCTTCATCAACTCAATTTGGTCAAAAAACAATAACCCTCACTGGATATACAATCCCACCAGTTTACTCAATATTTATCAGTGTTAATGGTAATAATTACTATGTAAATAATGGAGGATTTATTGAGAATGTAGACGGAACAAATGATTTGTTTCTATCAACTTATGTTGATAATTCTGCTACTCCTGTTTTATATATTGAAGCAGACATAAACGCTAACCCACTATTTACTTCAGAAAGAATTATTAAGTATTATCTCTATTTAGGGATAGACGATATCTAATTATGGGAGACTACGGATTTAAAGTATCTAAACCAGGCTACGATGTTAAAACTTGCACAGACAAACAATGTGTTTATACGTCAAAATATGGATCTTACAAAACTAGAATGAGTGGCTCCATCTCACTCTCATCAGGAGTTAAAACAAACATCACTCACAATTTTGGATATAACCCAAACTATTTTGTGTTTATTGATGATACTGATAGTGAGGGAAACTCTGGTGTATTTCCCATGGGAGGTTTACAGGTAGTGTTCAACACAGGTGTATCACTCACTCACTATACTGATGCTAATAATTTATATGTCACTTCCCAGAATACTGCTACTGCTTATTATTACATCTTTGCAGAAAAAGGATCTGATAGAGGAACTCTTCACTCAACAGATTCTTACCTTGAAAAACTCAAATCTAAAACCCATACAACAGATACTCTCTTAAATAGAGGAGACCACGGATTTAGAATATCAGAACCAGGAGTAAATGTACTAACTGCAAAGCCAGACGAATTATTGATGTCTTCAAAGTATCCAAATTTTAAAGAACTAGCTAGCGGATCATTCACTTTTAAAACAGGAATTGATACTCAACTTAATGGAGGAATAAACTCAACTCAAACAACTATTACAGTGGACGCAACAACAGATTATTCTAATACAGGTGTCATTTATGTAGGAGATGGGTCTTTTGGAAGCTATGAAGCTATTAAATATACTGGTAAAACCTCAACTACTTTCACAGGTTGCACTCGAGGTTATTGGAGCACAACAGCTCAAAGTTGGTCTGATAATGACTCAGTAGCCCCAGGATTTACTATTAAAACAGCTTACACACATAGTTTGAGTTATTCTCCAGTTGCTTTTACTTGGGGATTGGAAACAGTTTATGGAAATTTATTTGCTCTTCCTTATATAACATCTGGCTCATCTATTGGTTATTATGTCACCTCGACAGGAATAGAGGTATATAGATGGTCTCAAGCTTTATTTTATATACCAGCTGGAGGTGAAGAATGGGGTATTAAGTATCACTGTATGTACGACAAGGTTAAATGATTATCTTTTATAACAAAAACACACACCATATCACAGGAATAATAAGCGGAAGACTTCACTCTAAACATGTACTTGAGAAAACTTGGGTGGGTAATCCAGAGGAAACAAGTAAATTTATAGTCCCTTTTATTAGGGAGAATCCTAGCTCTGACAACTTCATACCAAATGTGTCTTTTGCTAGTAAAATAAACGAGTTTGAAAGTGGTGTAGAAAATGCTCATAAACACAAGGTTATATTAGGAGAAGGAAGTGTTATTGACATTATTACTATTGAGGTTTAACAACCTAGAAAAGATGATATATTCAAATTATGGAGCAGTATTTATTAGATCGCAAAAATCAACTCTCAGACGCCCAAGAGGCTAACCGCAAGAAAATAAATGCAGTTTTATCGGAACTTAGAAGAGTAGAAGATGTACAAGTAAGACTTGAAGGTGGCCTACTAGAGATCGAACGCCTATTAAAGGATAACAAAACATGGAAACAAGACTAGAACTAGTCACAGAACTACAGGGTAGATTGTCAGCGGTTAGCACATCTACTGTTTTTACCACCACTTGGTTACAAGACCAAATAAGCAACGCTTATCTTTGGGTTGGTTCAAGAAAACCTTGGCCTCCAAATGAGAAGGGTTGGATTGCAGACTCCTTATTAACTCAAGAGTATTATGACTATCCAGCAAACTGTAAGACCGGATCTATTCTTAGACTTACTTTAGATAGTATCGAATATGATAAAAAGAACTTTGAAGATTATTTAGACTATATCAAAGAGAATCCAAGTGACACTAAAACAAAGATATTTTCAGAATATGCTCGTCAGTATTTTATATTTCCAGCTCCAACAACTAATGGGACAGACAATATTAATATTTGGGGAACTGAGCAGGTAGCTAAATTAGAGAATGACAGCGAGGTAACAATTTTTAGTTATTCAGAACCAGACATTAATGAAGCTATTATTTTGAAGGCGGAAGCAGTAGGACTTAAAAAGATTGGTAAAACTTCAGAGGCCAAAGAAAGAATTGAGGAAGCCCAAGTTATTATTGAACTTGGATATACTAGGATTGCACACCGAGAACAGAGGAATCAAAGACTAGATCATCCTAAGTTTGATGTGCCTGATTATTTTAGTGATGGTCAAGCAAGTATAGGTAATTTTGAGTATAAGGAATCATAAACATGTCACTATTTCAATATTATCAAGAACAAGGTCAATCATTACCCTCAGTTGAATCAAGAAAAAGCACATACGAATCATCTGGTTTAGGTGCTGGTGGGTCTTACTCTGGAACAGCTGAACAAAACATAGCCTTAGAAAGTGCTTTAAGAGGAGGAGGTGGAACATCTGCCCCCACTCAAGCACCAACCGGAGGTCAAGCACCAGCTCCACAACAACAAAATGGTATGGTTGGTGGAGAGTTTCAAACACCACAAGGATTAGATTTATCAAACCCTGTAAAAAAAGATGAGTACGCCAGATCTATGGGTTATAGCGGTTGGAATGAATACCAAGATAAATTGAGAGAAGGTGGTGGTAGTCAATCAGGAAGTCAACAAACCCAAGCTTTCAACATCCAAGATCAATACAACAAATTACTTGAGGAATCAGCAGTTACTGATCTTCAAACAGAAGCAGACACAAAACAAGCAGAAATTAGCACAGCTAGAGAAGAGGCGGCTAAGCGTGAGTCTGAAGTTAACGAGAATCCATTTTTATCAGAATCTTCAAGGGTTGGACGTATCGCAAAAATCAACGAAGGATTAAATAAAGTTCTTAATAATCTAAATGCGGAGAAAGCTTCTCTTGATAACAAACTCATTGATGAAAGAAACAGAATTAATCAACAATTGGGATTCTCAGTACAACAGTATGATATAGATAGAGCTGCTAGACAGGAGAATATGGACGAGTTTAACTCAATGTTGGCTATTGGAGCTATTGATGAAAACAACATGCAAGAGATTATGAGAATTGCTGGAGAAACTGGATTATCATCAAGTTTTATTCAGGCATCAATTAGACAATCAAAAATAAAAGAAGTAGAACCTCAAGTTATTAGTAGTACAGATAATGCTGGAAACGTAACTATCACAACAATTGATAAAAATACTGGAGAGGTAATCAGTCAACAAGGATTGGGAGCAATTGGAGGATCTAAGGTGGGTAAGTCACAATCAACATCAGAAAGAACAGCAGCTCTTCAATCAGATATGGTTGGAGCATTAGAACAAGTTAAAAACTTATACGGACACATAAGCCCTTCTGATTGGCAAGGAGCAATGGCTTCTTGGATTGCTAGAGGAGGAACTAGAGATAACTTTGTAGGCAACTTCCAGCAATACGCTGATCCAAATAGGGGAGATTTCGACCAAGTTTATTATAGTAGAGATTATTAGGGGGTTTCATGGCAGACTGGCTTAGTAATATACAACAAACTAAAAAGGTAAAACCTACCACCAAAGCTAGTGGTGCTGGTGGTTTTCAAGGTGATTGGTTGTCAGGTGTTAAGTCTGGCAAACCAACTTATCAACCAAATCAGTTGGTATCTGAAATTAAATCATTAGCACCTCCTCCAGAAGAAAAAAAATCTATTTGGACTAAAGCTAAAGAAAGTGGAATATTTGGTCAAATCAAGGCCGGGGCTAAGAGAACAGCAATTAATACTAAAAACTTCTTTAGAGACCAATTTAGAAAAGAAAGCGAAAGAGCTGGTGAGGCTCTGGATTTGTATAAAAAAACTCAAGACGTGAGTTCTTTATTCGGAGCTGGGAATAAACAGTACGTACAAAATCAGCAATCAACTTTAGATAGACAAATTAGTGAGTTAAAAGCCATACCAAAACCCAGCAAGACTCAGAAGTTTAGAATTAATAATCTACAGGATAAAAGAAAACAGATTGAAGATCTTGCTAGACTAACTCCAGAAGAACTCTCAAAAAAAAATCTCACTGGAATGAAGCTAGAGAAGAGGGGTGCTGGTATTGGAAGAGGAACTCTTGGAAATGTTGAGAGTTTAGCTGGTTGGGTTAAAAGTAGGACTGCTAAAGCTGATCCTGAGACATTCGCTGGACAAGTTTATAGAGTAGCCGACAATTCACAAGATAAGCTTAATAAGTGGGTAGAATTCACAAGACCAGAGAATCCAGACTTAGCAGACACTTTAATGGAGGGGCTAGGCTCTACTCTACCATTTTATATGGTTGGAGGAGTAACTCAGAAACTATCAAAAGGAATTTCTAAAGTATCACCAATGATGGCTAGAGTGTTTGGAATGACTAGTTCTGCATTCTTAGAGTCGGCGGTGGAGTCAGGCTCAGTTTACGAAGACAATATAGAAGCTGGCAAGAGTAAAGATGATTCTATTAAGGCGGCAGACACAACCTTCGGAGCTAATTTAGTAATCAACTTTTTGACTAGTAAATTTGGTTTTGGAGATGATGTTAGAGGAATTAAGGGAGCTATGATTAGATCCTCAGAAGAGGGGCTTCAAGAGGTATCGCAGCAAGTTGTTTCTAATGTTAATACTGATAAGCCTTGGGATGAGGGGTTAGTCGAGACGGGACTGATTGGCAGTATTCTTGGTGGAACTTTGGGAGAAGTTGGAAGAATATCACCAACTACAGAGGCTAAGATTGAAGAAGTGATTAAAGAAGAAGTCCCAGTGGTAGACGAGTTAATAAAGGAAAGACAAGATTTAGATCCAACCTTTGACAATGAGTTAGACAAAAAACAATATGATGAGTTTATTAAAAGTAAACTAGAGGCAGCTAGAGAATCCAAACAAGAGGGAGAGATCACAGTAATACAATCAGGTGATGGGAAAATTGTTGATACGGTTCCAGCAACAGCTATTAAGCGTGGTGTAAGTGCGGATACTAAGGTATTTAATGTTTCTCAAGAACAATTGAATACTACAGGAGACGTTAAAAAGGATAAAAACGGAGAAAGATTGATTAGTGAGGATGTTATTAAGGAAAAGATTGAAGGGATTGAAAAAGCGGTTGAAGAAGTTGCCACAGAAGAAAGAAGATCTAAGGAAGAAGAGTTAACAGGAGTTGAAAAAGAATCTAGAGAGGGTGTGGAAGAAAAAACTCTAAGTGAATACTATTTAAAGCAAGATCAAAAAAAGACATCTCAGGCGATCTATGAGGTCATGACAGAATTAGAGGTTTCTGAGGCTAGACAAAGAATTTACAAAGAAGGTGATGTTATTGGCGAAATTAAATCAACATTTCCTTCGTGGGTTCCCCCCGAGTTAAGAAGTAAAAAGCTGTTTGATAGTGTCATAAAGGATATTAGTGATCCAGCTAACATAAAATTTCCTCCAAACTCACAACCAAGAAAACAGGAGCTATATGAAGTGTTATTATCAGAAATAGACAGTAGAGCGGAAACAGATAGTGGTAACATTATAGAAAGGATTAAAAATGGAAAAAAAGAAATCAAAACTAGCCAGGATAAAAAAACTGATGATAGCAGCTCTAAAAGAAGCGAAAGACCAAAAAAGAAATCAGTAGAGAAGAAACAAACCCCTAAAACTGATAAGCGTAAGGGAGGAATCTTTGACCGAACTTTTGACGAATTGAAAACAGAAACCAATGTTGAGGATAATTTTGAATCTATTACATTAAGAGATCAAGCAGATAGAGCAAGTAAATATGTCAAGAAGAATCCAACAGAATCGGTTCAAATAGCTCTTAGACAAAAACCAGCCCCAAAGGGAATTACTTACGAAGCTATTAATATCGCTGCAGCCCAACAAGCAAAATCAATTGGAGATATGCAACTCTATACCGATTTAGTCGCTGCTAGGTCAATTATCCAAGCTAAAAACGCCCAAGCCCTTGGTATTGAGAGGTTAGTAAACTCACTTTCTACAGATTCTTTTGTTAAACAAGTGTTAAGAAGTAGAATGCAAACACTATCAACTCAAAAAGGATTCAAAGAGAAATTCACTAGAGGAATGAAAAAGGGTGGAAAAATCAAACTTGGATTGGATATACTGTCAGAGACAGCCACCAAAGCAAGTGAGAAGATAAATAGAAAAGTTAAATCAAAGATCGCGTCTGCACAAAGTATTATAGATAGTTTAACCTGTTAGGAAACCATGAGCTTCTGCATACCCAAAAAACTAGCTAAACAATTAAAACAAGCTGCTAAGAGTGGTGAGATTAAGATTAATGAGCTATATGACATGACTAGTGGTCAAAGAAATGAGTTTTTCAGTAATTATGTGGATGGAGATACAGCAAATAAAATCAACGCAGGATTTGAAAGAGCAATGCTGAGTGAGCAACAAACTGCTATGTCTAACTGGGCTAAGCAGGTTTTTATTGGTAAAGAAAAAGGTAGAAGAAAAAATGTTTTAGATAAGATTGATAAATTATCAGATAAAGGTTTATTAGATCCATCTAGTAGGTCGGCTTTTATGGAAGACTTAGTTGGAGAATCTCTAGGTGTTAAGGTGACAGCAGAAGAGGCCCAAAAAATAGATAGTTTGTCAGAAAAATTAAGAACAGAAGAAGCTAAGGGATTAGATGGGTTTGGAGTTCCAAAAGTAGGCTACTGGAAAGCTAGGCTTGAATTAGACAACTACTTATTATCAATAACACCATCCTCAAGAGTTAAAATAACAACTTCCACAATTAGGCGTGGTCTTATGTTAGCATCTATTAAGTCTCCCCTCGTTAATATTACAGGTAATACCCTATTAGCCTTCGAACAATCACTTGAAAGGAGAATAAAATCAGGAGTTTCTAAGGGATCAGTAAACCAAAAATTATTAAAAGAATATAGAAAAACCGCAGTAGATATATTTGGTAAGACAGGGTTTGATATAACTAGAATGCAAGATATTGGTGAAGGAAGAAAAACTCTCGGTGAAAACATTACTCACTCTCAAGGTGATGGTGTGGTGAGAAAAATGGGTAGAGTTATGGAAGATACGGTTTTTAAACAAATGCTTGGTAAGCCCGATGTTTGGTTTGCGGCTATGGCTCAAGCGGACTCAGCTAATCTTAAAGCAACAGAGCAAGCTAAAGAAGAGGGGTTTAAAGGAAAAGCTTTAGAAAAAAGAGCTACAGAATTATTTAAAGATGCGATGTCCATTAGTCCAACTTCAGATATGGGAAATAGGATTAGAACTAATTCTATAGCTGATGCAGAATTTTCAACTTTTACTAATGATGGTGGTTTTGCAAAAGCTAGTCTTAAAGCTAGAGATTATTTAAATGCAATACAAGAAGACATTGCTATAGGAGATCAAACAATTCCTTTTGCAAAGACTCCAGCAAACGCAATACAATTTTCTTTTGATAGTGCCGGAATTTCAGCGGCTAGAGGTATTAAAAACTTTCCAGCTGCAGTTCGCCAATATAGAAGAGGAGATCCATCTTTATTAAGAGATTCATACTCAGACATGTTTAGATCTGGTTTTGGAATAATGGGAGCTATTTTATTAGCAAATCTATTTGACCCTGATGACTTTATTGGAATGTATCCAAGTTCTAAAAAACAAAGAGAATTACTTAAATTAAAAGGAGCAACTCCAAACTCAATTAAAATTGGTGATAAATATTACTCACTAGATTATTTTGGAGGTTTTAGAGGTTCTTTAGTCGGGATTATGAATGCTAAAAAATATGGAGGTAATGTAACAGAGAGTTTATACAACTTTGCTAGAGGTAATCTAGCTCAATTAGCAGATATGCCAGGAGTTGAGGAAGTTGGTGAAGCTTATGAATTCATACAGGAAGCAGCACCAGGAGGAAGATTAAGCCAAGATGAGCTAGTCAGAAGAACTAAAACCCTAACCTCTGATTATTCGAGATCTTTGGTTATCCCAGCTATTTTAAAAGATGTTGCTAAGGCCTTTGACGAATCAGAAAGACAAGTTGATTGGAAGAATCCAGCTGATAGGTGGAAGGCAGATATTCCAGGATTAAGACAAACTCTACCTGAAAAATTAGACGTGTTTGGTAATGTTTTAAAAGGAGAGCCAGCTTATTCAGTCATGTTATTTGGAGCTAGAGTTAAAACAGCCAAAGATAATGCAATTGTAAATGAATTAAAAGAACTTGATAAATCAGATAATTTACCGTCTTTAACTAGACCAGAATACACAAGTTCCAGGGTAAAAGGATTAAAAGAACAAGTTGGAGATAAGAAGTTTAAAGAAGCAATGACTTATTTTAGATCTAAGTATAAAGAGGATACTATTAGATTGATTGATTCTAGTAGGTTTAAAAAAATGGAAGATGATGAGAAGAGAAAGGCTATTGATAAAATTAAGAATAGTTCTTTAGATAGGATGTTAAAAAGATATCGATATAAGAAGCCAAGGAAATAAATTATTAATTAATGTTATATTTGAATTATGTCTTACAACCACTCACCAAGTCTAGAAATAGAAGTTAAAACAATCACCTCTGGTTTGATTCAAGAATTATTGCCCTCTAAAAGATTTAGACAATATTTAATGATTATTAATAACTCAGAGTCATCTATAAAAATAGCTTATCAAAACTCACAACCCAGTGTATCTCAAATGGCAGACTTAGGAGTTGGTGGTAAAGACATATTCTTTGATTATGTTCCAATTAGTAAGGTTTGGGTTTACCAAGAGAGTGGCTCAGACATAACTGTTCAAGTAAGAGAGGAATAATGCCAGATTTTAATAGACAAAATCCAGAAGAAATAGTTTTATCAACTAATGACGAAAAAATAAGTGTTCAAAATCCACTACCCACAAATGGAGATAGTGTTTATTTTAAAGATTTAGATATAGATAATTGTACAGCTTCAGGATTTACTTTTGATGTTGGGTCTGGAACAGAAGAAGAGGTAGTAAAGAGTTTTGTGTCAAGTGTGTTTACTGGTAAGTCTAACAACTCAATAACTAACCCAAAAACAATATATCTTCAATTTAATAGACCTATTTTAACTTCATCTTTTGGTATTAATTCAGCTCCAGGAAAATACTTCAGTAATGCCAAGGTGGTTCTTGCTCAAGGAGAATATTCCTGGACTGCTTATGATGATAGTTCCGACAATACTCAACACCAAATATTTTTATTTCCGACCGGGCCTGTTAAGTTTAGTAGCATGACAATAACTTTTCACACAGCTAATGAAATAGGCATTGGATTAATTGGTATTTTTAAAAATATAGAGGTTGTATCTAGAATTCAAGCTTTAAAACCAGATGGGACTGTTACAGATGTTGATGCCACTGCAGGCGGTAATTTGAAATTTAGCTTAGAAGAATTTGATTCTACTTTTTTAGGAAATCCACTACCTGTGAGAGACCCACTGTTAGAAATTGCTAAAGGTAATGTGACAGGACATTCTGGAGTTAACAAGTTCGGACATGTAGAAGATATTGATATAAGTGATGTACCAGTAGATATTTGGAATGGTGGCTCTGTTTGGGTAGCCCCAACAGCAGCAAGAACACATGACATTGTCAGTGATGATGTTAACGACGACGTTGGAGATACAGGAGCAAGAACCATTAATATACAAGGACTTGACTCTAACTGGGAATTACAAGAAGAAGTCATCCCAATGAATGGGACGACTAATGTAGCCACAGCAAACACCTACGTGAGAATATTTAGGATGTATGTAGTAACAGTTGGATCTAGTCTAACTAACGAAGGAAATATTACAGCAACCGCACAAGTTGATGGAACTGTAACCGCTGCAATAACCACTGGAAAAGGTCAGACACTAATGGCTATCTACACAATCCCAGCAGGAAAAACAGGTTATATAACTAAAGGATATACAACTATAACTAGACAGGATAAAACATCTGGAGCAATGGCTGAATTTGAGTTTAGGGGGAGGTTTGACGCAGACGTATCTACTAGTCCTTGGAGAACATTGTGGGCTGGTGGTATATCAGTTGATGGCTCATCCGCTTATGAGCATAGTTACTCACCATATGTGGCAGTATCTGAAAAGACTGACTTAGTTTTTAGATGTATTTATGTTTCAGACAACAACACTAAAATAGGTGCTGGGTTTGACATAATATTAATTGATGATTAGTATAATTAATAAGGAATAACAATGCCAAAGAAAATATTAAAAAATAAAAAAACTGGTAAGAAAATCAAACTTAAAAAGAAGAAGAAAAGAAGAACAAATATTAGAAGAGTTGCATAATGAAAAAGGTGTATAAAAAACTATACGATAAAAACAAAGACGGTTTCTCTTTGGCTGATAATTTTATGTTATTAGTAGTTCTTCTATACTTTACTGGCGGCTTATTCAATCTAGATCTTTATCAAAAGTATGGATACATAATGTCTTTAATGTTGATGATACTTGCCCTGTTTCCAATATTAAACGAGTGGGATCAAAAACCAACTGGATTATTCAGACTAATACTAGTCGTCCTTTCTGTTAGGGTGGCTTTGTACTCTTATTTAGTTATATCAATAACTTTTGGTGGGCCATTGTATAATTTCTTATGGAAACCTTATGATGCTCTTGTAATTATGACCCTCTACTTATTTACTCATAAGGAAATGTGGAATAAAAGAGCATGAATAGACGTGTTTTTATACTATTATCTTTAACCATGGGCTTTTTCTCAATTATTATTTTGAATCAAGAAAGAAGATTTCATCTATATCTTAAAAGACAAAATGACATTGAAGAGCTTCTTAGTAGTAAAGAAAAGGGCCGAAGAAACACATATTGTGATTTTATCCAGCATTTGGAAATTGAACACGAAATAAGTATTATAGAGCAAGCTGAGTGCATTAATGACAATACAGATATAGACCAACTAAGAGAGGAGCTTGGTAGTGGAAAAGTTTATTAACGAAGCCAGGGTTTTACTAATGCCTGTCTTTATTCTCACCGTCGGATCTATGAGTAAGTTCTTGCTTTGGGATAACCGAAAGAAAACCTGGAAAGATTTTGTTGTTTTTGTTGTTTTTGGTCTATTTTTAATGATTATTATTACTTATCTAATGAATATATTCCAAGAAGTATTTAATTTTTCAAACAGTCTCAGAGAAAATATACTCCCTTTACTATATGCCTTTTCTTCTTTAGGATCTAAGGAGATATTAGAAATATTAATTAAGAAACTACCCAATCAAATGGCTAATAAAATACTCGGGGGTTTAAATGTAGTCCCAGAAATGAAAAAGACATGAAGAAAAACAATTGTTTTAAGCTTATTATTTTTTTAATGATAGTAAATATGTTGATGAGTGTCATTTTCTTGATCAAATTATCAAAAGTTAACAACTCAGTCTCTCAGCTTCTTAACACAGTCAACACCTGGGAAGTCGAGGTAATAGAATAGTGTATTATTAATAGTAATAATATGAAATTTAAAGAACTATCACAACGCGATCCAAGATGGTCTAAAAAAAGACTAGGGTATGGAACTGGGACAATAAGTTCATACGGTTGTACTCTCACATGCTTAGCCTCATTCTCTAATTTATTACCAGATGAACTTAATAGTATTTTAAAAGGCTCTTCTTATAGAAATAGTGCTTTTGCTGGTTCTACTAAAAACCTCATAAATTGGACTAAATTAGAATCTTTAACTAATGGACTTATCAAGTTTCATTGGAGAGGTAGAAGTTATAACAACACAAAAGTTAAAGAAGCAATTAAAAAATATGGAGCTTGTCTTGTAGAGGTTGATTTTGATGGAACTCCAAGAACTAACGATAGACATTGGATATTATTAATTGGAGATAAGAAGGCTATTGATCCTTGGACAGGAAATAAGGTTCCAACCAATAAATATAGTATATATACTGGTTATGCAATTATTGAAGTTAGTCGGAAAGTATCAAGTATTGAGGAGTCAATGCAAACAAATGAACTATTAAAACACATAGGAGCTGAGAACGAACAGGACGCCATTAAAACTTGGAATAAAGAAATGGCTTTTTTAAAAGATGAGCGAAAAAAAACAAAAGATCTTGAAAGCAAAATTATTTCAAAAGAGAAAACAATCTCAGAACTAGATAAGTCTCATCAATCTTATCTAGATAAACTTGCTAGTATTCTTTGGGGTGAGGGTGAACCAACTCTCTCAGATGAAAAGGCGATTAGGGAAAAAATCGAGGAGTTAGTTAAAGTCCGTGATAATGTTGATGAATTAGAAGATAAACTAGATAGAGAAGAGAAGAAACACTCAGAAGCTATTAGCAGCTATGAAGAGAGGCTTTCTAGTCTTAAGATAGAAATGCAAATAATGCAAGATAAACACTCAAAACAGATAGCTACAGTGACTCAGAGAGTAGATAAAGAGATTGAAGAACTAAAAAAACAAAGAGAACAGCAAGAAATCATCACTGGATTTATAAATTGGATTAGTAAAATATTTAAAGGAGGAAAGTCATGAACATGACAAAAAAGAATCGTAAAAAATTTGCAAACAATCTATTTAGATTTACAGCTCCAATAGTGGCTGTCTTATTCGGACAACTAGCCTCTGGAGTTGATTTCAAAGCAGCTTCATTAGTGGCAATTTATGCCTTATATTCAGCTATCAGCGATTATATGAGTAAAGTTAAGTAGGTGGTCTTTAGTAAGGATGTTGAGCCAAACTCAAGTAATAGAGGTAAAGAGTTTTTAATACTCTCTTTATCTTCTTTGGGTTTATTAGCAATTTCATTCCTTGCATTTAGTAAGAAATCTAAAAAAGAAATAGGAAATAGAGATAAGTGGACGTGCGTCGATTGTCATAAACAATTCAAAGACGGCTGGATGGTTCACGCTTCACATAATTCAAATTCACATCATAAGGGCCCTCATTATGATAAACCTGAGAGTGGTGCTATAAGGTGCGTGGACTGTCACCAAGAACAACACGAGCTGGGTACTTCTCTGGGTGAATTAAATGACTCAAGGGCGGTTAACTTATTAAAACACCAAGATAGAGTTACAAGAAAGTTTAAAAAGACTGGCAAGTCTTGGTGGTAATATTAAATAAAGGAAAGGAAACATGACTAGAAAACAATTTTTAGATTTTGCAAAGAGCTTTTATGATGATGCTCATTCATTAATGGAAAAAAAGAACCACGATTATTCAAGAATAGACAATCCATTTTCTAACTTTGAGATACAAGCATTTATAGCTGGAGTTTCAGAAGAAAAAACATTCATGATGGCCCTTGGAACTAAAATAGCTAGACTGCAAGAGTTAGTTGAAAAACCAGAAAATGCCCGTGTTTCAGAATCTCTCACTGACACTTTAGCCGACCTATGTAATTATAGCGTTTTATTAGCAGGTTACTTGGAATCTAAAAAGTGAGAGACCTTCAGGAAATGGCTGGTGACTTCTTAGAAGGGAGACCGACCATGAAGGATAATAATTCTCTTAAAAGGGTGTTTGATCTTTTAGTGTTAGAGGTTGCAGAGGTTGCAGAGGTTTTAGACAATCCTAAGATCGTAGGAGGCGAGATTTCGGACGTGATTATCTTTTGTCTAACACTAGCTAATCTTCATGAAGTAGACCTTGAAAAAGAGGTTAGAACAAAATTAGCATTTAATAATTGTAGGTATACTGCTGATCTATTTCAGGATGGGGATTACACGGAGTCTAGAAAACTAGTTAAGAAAAATGAGGTTCAAACTAAAAGAGACTTTTATGGCCTTGACACATAGTAAATAAATTTGTAAATTAAATAAATCTCGTCTGGTTATTCCTACAAAGATGTACGAGGCGAAACATCACTTTAGTGAACATTGAACCCCTAACGGGGGTTTTTTGTTTTAAACCCCCGAGGCAGGTAGAACAAAAATAAATTTGAAAACTATAAATATGAAGAAATAGTAAATACCTCGGGGATAATTATATTATACCATTTTCAATACTTGCGGGTTATTGAAAATACATATATAAAAATAGTTGTACTTTAACAACAACCACCAGTCTTTTACTTAGATGAGTTTTTTTAAAACTAAATCTTTCTTAAAAAATCTTTTCCGTCACACGAAATTATTACATTTACTAAACACGGTCTATAGTCGACGCGTTTAAAATGATTACTTATCCTAACCAAGCTTTGACGCTATACGTGTACCACTAATCATGGTTTTCTATTTAATTGACTGGTGATTGTTGTTAAAACTACCTATTGACTCTAACTAGCTATATATTTTATAGTTACAGTTGTCCGCTAAGCGGAATCCCTACAGCAATCGGGGTAAAAAATACAGAGTAAAGAGACCGTTTTTTTCTGGCAACTAGGTGGTTGCTGAACTTACTCTGTAGGTTGCCAGAAATGAGCGGTTTTTTAGTATCTCGAGCTTGTACTAACATGGAGCAGGCTTGAGTTACTAGTAAACTAGAGGTGACCAACTGGCAAGCTAACACACCGTCGCAACGGAAAGCGACTTTAAATAATCCGATGTTAGAGCAGAGCGAAGGCATGACTTGGGTCGGACTTGATGGTTTATATTTGAACCAAACTCGCTATTACGGTGACACTCAATGAGTAAGAGAAACCCGTTTAGAACAATCAAATACCGCTTATTAATGCTTTACCTATTCAGCCAATAGGAGGCTCTCTCATATCCCTTAGAATCAGACTTAATATTAATACAAGCTTGGATAACAATTATGACTAGTAAAGAAAAAGAACAATTACTAAGTAATCTTAGAAGTCTTTACAAGAAACACCCATCTTTCAGGAAAGACATTATTAAAATGGCTGAGAAGATTAAAGGATGGCCTAATAAAAAGCCTGAAAAACCGACTCCAAAAACCGACGATCTTAAGGATAATATTATTAATTCTCTCTACTAAACTACTACTTGTAATACTATTCATACTTTGGTACTATACTCTTAGTACGAACAAAGAAAGAATAAATATGAATCTTAACCTTTCAACATATACAGATGCCGTTAACTACGGAGCTGATAAGAAAATAAAAAGCGAGCACTTTTGTGATAAGTGTGGATTAGAAGTGGGAAAAGATGGATTTTGGGGAATGTGTAAAGAACATTATGAAGAAGCTATTGGTAATGATCCGGCACATCCAAGTGAATGGATGGAAGTATGAGGGGAGGGTGTAAGTTACCCTTAACAATAGCAATAATAGCTATTTGTCTAACAGTAATAAAAGCAAATCAATTTTTAGAGGAAATAGAACAACTTAGAAATTTAGCACTCGGGTGTTATAACGTAACAAGAGAGGAATTATGAAAGAACAAATTACAAGAGATATGATACATAAAATTAGGCTATTAATAGCAAAGGAAGAGGGAAAAATAAGCGGTTTTCAATTAATAAAACCAACGAATGATAGAGAAATTATGAAGGCACATATAAGAATAGTTGCTTTTTTTAATGCTATCGAAGAAATAGAAGGAGGGTATTAAAATATGTCATTTAAAAGATATGCAGAACTCAAACAGATTATTAAAGGAGCAAAGGAAGAATTGGGAGAGTTAGAAAGAGATTTAATTGAGAAAGTGTCAGAAGAAGAAGACAGTAAGATGATTAAAAATTACGCAATTTTTAAATTAACTTCAAGAAAGGTTTGGAAATACACTGATAAATTAACAGAGAAGGCAAAACTAGTAACTGAAAAAATTAAATTAATGAAGAAAGAAGAGGAAATTAACGGAGAAGCTGAATTAGTAAAACATGGGGAAAGCCTTAGATGCACCCTAAAGAAAGATTAGAATGAATTATTTAATAGTTATCATGTGTTTAACATCACCGGCCTGGATTTTATTATTAACACTCAAATTAATTAAAACAAGGGAAAAGAGGAAAAATGAACAGTAATACTATATTGGAAGCTAATAAGCTAGCAGAGCCAGGAATTAAGACCGCTAAAGAGTTAGAAAAAGCAACAAACGCTCATGAAGAACTACTCAAGTATTGGGCTTATGGGGGTGAGGCCATTAAAATAACAGGACATCATAAAACAACCCTAGGTTATCACGTGAGAAACGGAAAGGTCAGAGCCATAGGACATGCTAGACAAAGACTTTATTTTAGAAAAGATTTAGAAATGATAAAGAAGGTGAAGAAATGACAAAAATAAAAGAAGTAAATAAAATTCTTAAAGCTGGTGAGCCAAATAATATTACAGTTGACACTTACTCAGGATATACAGGATATAAACCTCAATCAGTAGTAGACGCGATGAATGAAGTATTCGGAATAGATGGGTGGGGATTTTTAGAAATAGAGACTCATACCGTTAAAGGAGCAATAACCACAAAGAGGGGTAAAAATGATCTAGCAGTTAGTAAGATTGAGGCGTGGATAGGAGATGTCAAAAGACAAGCTTGGGGTCAAAACCAAGTCACAAAAGGCGAGTATGGACACGCTAAGAAATCAGCTCAAACTGATGCTCTTAAAAAGGCTCTAAGTTACTTCTCAATAGGAAGCAGGGCATATCACGGAGAATTAAAAGTAGAAAGTAATAGTAAAAACACAGAAATGGAGTATTAGGATGAAAACACTTAAAATAACATCTAAAGATGTAAAACAAGCAGATAATTATTGGGTTGAATATGTTGGTAAAACCGATGTGAGTGATTATGATGGACACATAGAAATAGAAGGTGGGTTGGGATATGTAAGATTTAACTCAATTAAAGCTAGTGGTCATATTTTTGCAGAGGCAGGTTCTGGAATCAAAGCAGGTTCTGGAATCGAGGCAGGTGATGGAATCGAGGCAGGTGATGGAATCAAAGCAGGTTCTGGAATCAAAGCAGGTTGGGGAATCAAAGCAGGTTGGGGAATCGAGGCAGGTGATGGAATCAAAGCAGGTTGGGGAATCAAAGCAGGTTGGTTTATTAATTGCAAATTAAAACTAAACATTGGGTTGAGGGTGTTCGCTGGACTTTGTTTGTGGAGAAAACCAACAGAAGAAGAGATGAAGATTACTTGTGGAAAACTAGAGAGTGGTGAGGTTTGTTATGGAAACCTAATAGAAACAGGGCTACCGGAGGATAAACCAGAGAAGATGATTAGTCTTTCAAACGGTAAAAGTGTGAGTGAGTCAACAGTAATAGAGGCTTTAAGGGCCTTAACAGAATAAAAGGAAAAAACATGCCAACATATAAAAACATATTATCAGGATACGTGAACGAGAGACAAGATGGTAAGGGTCATTACTTAGTAATAACTAATACTAGTGATAGAGATATCACCATCCCTAAAGGGGAAAAGGTATATCTAAACAGAACATCTAAAGATATTCTAGATAAACACCCTAAAGTTCCTCACTATTCAAAGTCAGAGAAAATTGAAGATGAAGCACAAGAACCACAAGTAGAAGAGGTAAGTAGTGAAGAAGTAAGTAGTGAAGAGGTTGCAGACTCCATACCCTTCTAGTATAGACTGATGTATCAATGAAAAAAGACAAACAAAGAACATTAAAACAGAATAGGAGCTTGCATTTATGGTGTGAGCTTCTTGCAAAGGGGTTAAATGATAGCGGTTTATCTATGATGAGGGTATTGAAACAAGAGGCTGAGATACCTTGGACAAAAGAATCTGTTAAGGAGTTTTTGTTTAAAGAGATGATGAGAGCTATGTATCAAAAAGAATCTACTACTAAATTAACAACAAAAGAGTTAAATAAAACATCTGAGGTATTAATCAGACACTTGGGGCAGAAGTTTTCAATACAAGTGGATTTTCCGTCACTAGAAAGCTTAATAATGAAACAAAGGATAAGTGAAAATAATAATTCCTAACTACAAGTTGCCTTCAAGAAACACCCTCTACTCTTCTAACAACTGGAGAGTGAGAAAGAGAGTTGCTGATGAAGTACATCAAATGATTTCCGCCTATGTTCCTAGAAAAATGATTACTGGTTTAGTTGATATTGAAATAATAGCTAATTACAAACATAAGCGACGTAGGGATTCCGATAATGTGGAGTCTAAATTAGTAATAGATTCGTTAAAGGGTAAAGTTATAGAGGATGACGACACAAGATTTGTTAGAAATGTAACAACTAGAGCAATAATAGGAACGGAGGATAAACTTATCATTACCATATCCAAAGCCGATTAGGTGTTACATAAATTGACACTTGCAATATTAATTATACTTTAGTAGTATATACATATATGAAGATAAAAATAGTAAAGAAAAGGCAGGAAAATGCAGAACAATCCATTTTGGCGTTATCAATATCGCTTATTGTATCTTTTGTTTTATATATCTATGGCGGTACTCCTGCTAATGCGGATCTTAACCCTCTCGGTGATGGTGAGAGTGTCTTTGGAGGACAAGCAGAGGTTGTTGCCGATTCAAGAACAACACCCACACCAACAAGAGTCCCAGAGCCTACTAAGACGCCTAATAAACCACTTAATGAAATAGAAGAGTTAATTCACAACGCTTTTAAAGATGAAGGAGATATTGCAGTAGCTATTGCAAAAGCAGAAAGTAGATTAAATCCAAATAGAGAAGGAATTCATAAGGCTGGAAAACATAAGTGGAGTAGTGATACCTATAAAGGTGAATGCTCTATTGGTTTATTTCAAATTAATTTAGCAAGTGATGCTTGTAATGGAAGACCAGTGCACGCTAGTAAAATCCCAGGTGACACTTTAGAGGCTAAAATAGCTTGGTTAAAAATTCCAGAGAATAATATAAAGATAGCTAAGCAGTTGTATGAGAGACAAGGTTTTTATCCTTGGAGTACATATACAAATGGAGCTTATGAAAGGGAATTATAAATGAGAGAAATTAAATTCAGAGCTTGGGATAAAATAAATAATAGATTAGTAGATTGTGGGGTTTTTGACGGAATGGCTTATCTTTGGAGTGAGGGCATGGGGCAATTTGTAACTGAAGATTTACCAGTTATGCAATACACAGGACTCAAAGATAAGAATGGTAAAGAGATATATAAAAATGACAAGATTGAGTTTACGGTATTTGATTACAACGACAATGACACTCAATATAGTGGAGTTGTTAAGTTTTCAGAGGGTGGATGGAAGATTTGGAATAATAAAGATGATCAGTTTTATGGTAGTGATGGAGCATTTAATTTATGGGAAACACTAGAACAAGACTGTGAGTTAAAAGTAATAGGTAACATCTATGAAAATAAGGAGCTGTCAAATGTCTAGACAATCTCAAAAAGAACTAATCAGGAATCTGTTAATTGATAACGGAGAAAAATTTAAACCAGTATTTTGGTTCATAGGAGAAAGATACAGCGAGTCATTAAATAAGTGGGTATTTATATCTCACAGAGGCCCTGCAAGACTAACAGAGTTATTTCAAGATGGAATTGCGGAGAGAAAAATGGTTAAGGGTAAAACAGGAGCTAATTATTACGAGTACAGACTCAAGCAAATAAGTAAGTCAGTAGAAACTAGAAAATGGCCTTGGGAGGTTTAAATGACAAAAATAATTCAAATAACTTCAGATCATGGATATACTTTAGGATTAGATAATTTAGGTAATCTGTATAGATTAGATCATCAAATTAAAATTTATAACAAAAAGGGAGATAGATATAAATATCAAACAAAATGGACATTATTACTCAATGGTGTCAATCATGAAATTAATAGTAAGTGGGAAAAAGACGGGCTTCCTTTTTAATGAAAAAATACATCTGTAAAAACTGTCACAAATTAGTATTCGGAAAGTGCCCAGTTTGTTTTGATAAACCAATTTGCAGAGTAGATGGATGTAGTAAAAAAATGCACGGAATGAGAATGTGTGAAAAACATTATAATGAAAATCTAAACGGAGAATATAAAAACATAGATCATTTTGATGGCTATGTTGAATATATAAGAAATGAGTTGAGAGAAGAGCAAAGACAATTATTAAAACAAAGTAAAGGAATATGAGGATGAAAAAAATAATATGTTTTATCTTTGGTCATGTTGTATTTAAATATAATGGCGGTTCTCATGAATCTCCAGAAGAGGCTTGGGAATGTTTCTATTGTAATAAAGACTTAACATATTACGAGCCAAAAGACTTTGGATTAGAGTTGAATTCAAAGGTAACACAATATCTAGTAGACAGAGAAACTAGACTG